TTGTTATTAACTGATGCGATACCAGGTAACAAACATGTTCTAACTAATTTACCATCAATATACACATCCAAAGAACGTCCATAAGTACTAATAATTAAATTAACCCATTTTTGTATTGGAACATTGGATACATTACAAGTATGAACCACAGTATTACCTCCTGGAGTAGTAGGTTCTTGGTCAATTCCTGGATAACATCCTAAAGATATAGCTAAATTATTCTCAATAGGTGTTAGAACAACTGCTGGGCAAGGGTCTAATCCGCTTACTCCTTGGATAGAACCATCACCTGACGGACTTTTAGCTCCCATTCTTCCAAAAATTACTTTCGGTTCACCGTAACGATAGTTCCAGTCATTTACATAAAACCATACAGAATATGAAAAGTTACTTGAAGCCACGTCAGTACCATTTGTTGCTAAATCAGAACCTTGGATAGTGGATGAGGTTTGACCATTTTGAAGTTGTTGTAATGTATATGGGTCATAAAACATATATCGTATCAACATTATAATCAAAACAATAATTACTATTGTAATCACAATACTTAAAACACTCATTGTATAATATAGATTTAGAAATTTTCTAGTTAATTTAGTTAATTATAATTTATTTGTTTATATAAAAACTCTTAAACATTGTTAAAGATTTACGAATAATTAAATCATACTATTTGTTTTGTAGAATTTCCTAATGTTGCTATATTATTTTTTAAAATGGTTGTATTAGAATCATTTGTAACAGGCGGTACTTTCCCTTTTGCTGTATTATAAATATAATATATATTGGAAGATGTTAAAGCAGTTCTAAAATACACAACATTACATATTCCACCCTTAATACCATTATTTTCTCCTATAGTGAAATTATCAAGAGTGTAATATGGTACAACACCTATTTCAGATTTCACTAATTCTCCATTTAAAAATATATCTAAAATACCTCCATTGTAATTAATAATAAAATTATTCCATTTTTGTAGAGGTGTATTTGTATTTTTATAAATAATTCTATTACCATTATCATCAAAATCTGTAAGGTTATTGTTTGTATTTACTTGTAAATCTTTTTGTTGCATAGTAATCATTAAAGTATTCGTTTTTGCATTATATAATATATTTGGCTTATTTCCAAAATTTAATAAAGTAGTGTATTTCTCAGAGGAAGGATTTACATTAGGACCTGCTGCATCTAAGAAAATCCAAGACGATATAGCATATTGATAATCAAAATTGTCGTTACCGTTTAATTCTTCATATGTTCCTAATCCATATTGTGAATCTGTATAAACTGGCTTATTTACCAATTGTTTACCACCTTGTAAATTTATCATATTAAATACAGAAGGCATATTAAAATAAATTACAATTAATACAATTGCAAATAATAACATTAAAAGGGAACCTGTGGTTGTCGAACTATATTCTTGTGATATACCTTTACCAGCATATTCAAATAAATTACCAAATAAACAAGGTAGATAAAATATTAAATTCAGAATTACATCAAAAAACCCGGATTTTTTGGAATTTCCATTTGGTAGTTTAACATTAATAATATTATAAATAAGTGCTAGAAAAATGAGAACAAGTATAATATTTAGTATAAAACTAATAATACTTGATTGACTAGAAAGATTTTGAATATTATAAACAATCCAAAAAATTAGTAGTCCTGATATAACTATACCAAATAAAGCCATCAATGATTTTTTGAATAGACTCATTCGATTAATTTCCATTTTTTTATTCATATTGATAATATTATCTGTTAATTCTGGAAATAAATTTCCAGCCAGTAACATAGACCATAGAATGCAAACTAGAAGCAATATTATCATTACTCCTGCTGATGTTGCTTTATCATTAAAAAAACCTCCTGGATATGTTGCAATAGTGATTGTGACAAAAATGATAAATACTACAAATAGTAAACTACCATAAACAGAAAAACTTGAGAAATTTTGTAAAAAATTGCTATATTTTTTATTTCCTTTAAATAAACTGATGTCTTTTTCAGGTAATGTTAGTACAATTACTAAATACAAAAATGCAAATACTGCGGTAATGATGGTTATAAGTAAAGTATAACCAAAATATTGAGATATATATCCTCCAGGGTCAGTATTATAATAGGTTATATATATAGTAATTAAACAAAACATTAATATAATAGATTTAATTCTTTCATAATTGACATCAAATTCGCTAATATACTTAGCAGCAAGACATTTGTAAAATGAAAAAACACCAATAACAATTGTAAGTGGTGTTATAATGTAAGCATATTTATTTAAAGTATCACTTGGCATTAATGTAAATAATAATATTAAAAAGACTGTGTATATAATTACGTAAGTAACACTACTAATTTGCTGAAATAATCCCCTTACATCTTTATAACTAGGCAAAAGAGAAACACATAGAATAAGAATAATCAAAGTTATAAATAAAATAATAAAGATATCATTAATTATTTTTTCTTGTGATTGACTAGGAGATTTCGTATTAGCAAACTTCACTTTAAATAGAAGGACAAATAATACTATGATTAAAATGATAATTAATGCTAGAAAAGGATAAAAAATACTAGGCATTTTAAATTTTACAAATAAATCTGAACTGTCAACCCTATCACTATTTATTGTATTCATATTTGTTTTATCCATATATTATAATACTACAATATTATTTCATAAAGAATATTCATACTTAACAATTATTACTTATAATTCTTAATTAACTTAAAGACGATTATGTTTGTCAATAAATTTACATATTTTCACTTGCAGTTTTTTTACCGTGACAATTTCGACATAATGCGATTAAATTTTGTACGTCGTTACCTCCACCGTACTCTAAGCGTATCCTATGGTCTATTTCAAATGTATGGTCTAATTGTGATTTGCAATGACCACATTTCCAATCTTGATTTGCTGCAACATATTTCTTTTTAGTCTCACTTACAGAACGTTTAGTTCCATTTTTTCCAGAATTTAATATTCTTTTATCTTCATTAGAAAATCCTGAAGGAAATTTATTTGTATTAATATCATTTAATGATTCCATAAAACTTTGATTATCATTTTTAGATGTAAAATCAATAATAGGACTCAACATATCCATTGATGACTTGTCTATTGGCATAAATTTAACAACATTATTTGCATATAATAACATATTTCTACCTTGACTTGGATTTCTTTTTAATAATAAATATATACCTATACCTAAAAGGACGTAAAATATCATTTTATAATATTTTTTAAAAGACATTAACATTTTTGTATATTTTCCATCACTATATGCATTATAAACAAAAAAAGCTGTTAATCCCAATACAAATATCTCTAGTCTCATATATATTATTTAATAATAATATATATTATCTACGATGCAAAAACCAACAATGTAATTTATTTGTTCATTGGTTTCATTGGTGGCATTTTTTTATTGGTAAAATATTCTTTACCAAACGAGCCTTGTAATTGTAGTTGATTTAAAATACTTTTTTGATCCTTAGTCAATTTCATAATTCCTATTACAGCTAATAACATAAAAATATATGGTAATAAAACTAAAAACCAAGAAAGTGATTCATAACCTTTCTTACATAACCATCCTAAAATATATGTCCAAATAAACGCAAATACAAGTTTAAAAAAGACAGCTAAAAGTGTTACTTTACTTAATAAAGCAACCACAGATGAAATAATAGCAATTACAAAATACAATCTTGCTGGGGTGCAAAGTTTTGAAAATTCTTTGTTCAACATTTATATAGTATTGTTATATTTTATTTTTTATTTTTTTAATTTTGCAGATAACAATAAAAGGTTTTTAAATTTTCTAGTTTTTGACTTGGGTATTTTTTTAAATGATACTTTGGATATGTTTTTTACTATTTTTTTTCTATTACTAATTTTAATATTTTTATTTTTTATTTTTATGCCACTTGCTGATGAATTATCTAAATTATTATATTTTATACTACTTTTTATTAAATTACCTAGGTTTTGCAGATTTTCAAATATATTTTCTTTATTTATTTTTTCGTTACCTCTAGTATATAAACTAATAAATAATGTTTTAACATTATCAAAAATTTCAATTTCATTTGGCACTAACTTATTATAGTTATTATAGAATATTTCCAAATAAGGAAAATAACAAGCACAAAAACCCCATACATCTACATTTTCTATAAATACATTATCTAAATATTCGCGCAAATTTAAAGAACCATCTTTACGAAATTTTGTATATTGAATCAATATATCGACAATATAATCCGTAATATAAACAAGTGTAAAATCATTTTCTATAATTTGTTTTTTGTCCTCTTCTTTTAATGTCGTTAGTTCGTTACTATATAATATGTAAATAATTTCATTTATAATTTTATAATGTCCACTTCCTCTCTCTTGTATCCAAAAATGAAGATAATTTATAACGAATGGTTTTAAACTAGTTTTGTCTATTTTTCCTCCATTTTTAATATATTCTGTATATTTATATACAAATGCATCTGAAAAAATTATCACTGAAAATGGTACATTATATTGTAGTGGTCTATTTCTCCAAGTCTTTGGAAATGGTTCATTTTTAAATGGTTTATATTCTGTTGACAAACCCCAATCAATTAAACGTGTAACTAATTTTTTTTGTGATTCTTCTTCTACTAATATATTGGAATCTTTAATATCACAATGATATATATATTTTTTATTCATAGGTATTATACCATTTTTAAATAAATCTATTAATGAATCATTAACTCGATATAATTTATCAAAGGATCCATCATCATAAATAAAATCATCCACTGGTTTGCCACCATTTGGCATATTGATAGTCAATAATTTATTTAAATTATTATTTATATTTTGTTTTGTAATTTTATCTTTAGGTAATGCTTTACATTTTTTATTAAAATCGGTTAAATCACTAGATGATAATTTTGCTGGTTTACAAATAGTAATATCATTTAATAAGAAATAATCACTATAGTTTGGTATATCTTTTACTATTTCTTTAAATTTCGTTATCTCTTCATATTCTTTTTTTGCGTGTTTTTCTGTCATTAATTTACTAATTTTTCCGATTTGCCTTTTTGATGACCCATCACACTGTAATGCAGGAGAAAATACACATCCATAACCACCTGAAGCAATTGCTTTTCCTCCTATTGTTTTATTTATTTTGTGTACCATATATATATTATATACATAATATTTGTTTTTACTTATCATATAAGTAGTATATCACTCCTATAATAGCAGAAATAGTCAAACAATATATAACTTTCTCTCTAATTTTATAATATTCAACCATTTTTACATCTTGAGATTTATATTGTTCATAGTACTTTATAAAAAAATCATTTAAGGATACTTCTGGAATTTCTAATTTCTGATTAATTTTATTATGTATAAAATGAATCCAACGAATAAAAGAATCACGATTATCTAAATATGGTGCAATTGGATACTTGTCAATCAATTTACTAAATTCACCAGAAATTATTTCTACAGGTAAAAATAATGGTAAGTTTTGAATAAACTCGTAATATTTTTTCTTTGTTATAGTATTCGGATGATGTGGGTATGTCATTGCCATTGTATGTAAAAAAAACCAATAATGAGGTCCCCAAACTTTAGGATCTAAATAAACATTTGACATTAATATGACAACTTAAAATATTTATAGAATTATAACTTCAAATTCTCATAATTTACTCATTTTATTTATAAGCATATTTAGGTACAGTTATGAATTGGTAAATACATTCAGACGGTGTAGTTGAATGTTGCTTACAGTAATTAAACATTCTAGTGGAGGATGCACTACCTTTTGTATTTCCTAAATTTATAGAGACTCCTGCAATGTTCTGATTTCCTCCAAGACGTTTTTGATATAATCCTAAGTTAAATAAATGTGGCATTCTTGTTTACATTTATAAAATAATAAAAAATTTGTTAAAATAATTTATTAAAATTTATAAGAATAATTATTTAAACGTATATAAATATGTTAAATAAGCTATAATGAATAAAAATATAAATTTATGTAATAATTGTGGTAAACAGGGTCATTTATTTCATCAATGTAAATTAGCAATTACAAGTTATGGTATCATAGTTTTTAGGTCTAGTGCAGAAGGCTTACAATATCTTATGATACGTCGAAAGGATAGTTTTGGTTATATTGACCTTATAAGAGGTAAGTATTCTCCTTACAATATTTATCAAATTCAAAATATTGTAAATGAAATGTCTATAATAGAAAAAGAAAGAATTTTGAATGAATCATTTGATAATTTATGGAAGAAAATGTGGGGAGAATGTGTAAATAGTCAATATAAAAATGAAGAACAAACTTCAGCAAAAAAAATGGATTTAATTAAAAATGGTATACTAGTAAACGATGAGTTAATTACTTTGAAAGATATTGTAAACAATAGTAATACAAACTGGTTAGAAACTGAATGGGAATTTCCTAAAGGGAGACGAAATCATAAAGAAAAAGATTTAGAATGCGCATTGAGAGAATTTGAAGAGGAGACAGGAATTTCTCAACAAAAAATAACAATAGTTGAAAATTTGTTACCTTTTGAAGAAATATTTATTGGAACAAATCATAAGTCTTATAAACATAAATATTTTTTGGCATATATGAATGAAATTGAAAATTATATGGAAAATTTTCAAGTAACTGAGGTAAGTAAGTTAGAGTGGAAAAACATAAACGAATGTTTAGAATCAATAAGACCTTATAATTTAGAAAAAAAGAATTTAATAAACAATATTAATAAAGTATTACAAGAATATAGATTATATTCATAATATATAGTATTATGACAGAAACCCCTGATAAAAAGAAAAAATTAATTATACAATCTTCAGATGACTCTAAATCCAGTATAGCCTCAGAAAAAACACCATCAAATTCTACGCAAGTTTCAAGTAAACAAATGACACAAACTGAAGTAGCAACTCCAACCGAAGTAGCAACTCCAACCGAACTAGCTCTACCAAGTGTAACACAAACCGAAGTAGCAACTCCAACCGAAGTAGCTTTACCAAGTGTAACCCAAACTGAAGTAGCAACTC